GGTGGTCGGACCCGCACTTCCTGTGTAGTCAGTGGCGTCGGGGATAACTGACCGTGGCGGCGAACTATGGTGATGTGCTCGCACAGTTGACTGGCGCCGGTCTGATCGTCGACAGCATCGAGGTGGGCCGGATGCGGCGATGCCGCGTCGAGGGTGATCGCGAGCGTCGCGGATGGTACATCGCGCACGAAATTCAATCGCAGAAAGGCGAGACCCTGCTGGTCGGCAGCTACGGAATTTGGCACGGCAGCGACAATGGGGCGCAGAAAATCGAGTTGCGCAAATCGGAGTTCTCGGCAGAGCAGCGCGAGTCGATTCGCAAGCGGTTGGCTGAAGATCGCAAGCGCGCGGATGTCGCCAGGCGCATCGAGAGCGACCGCGCAGCTCGATCCGCACAATCGGCATGGTCGCGATACGCCCTCGATGGCGAATCGGAGTACCTGGCACGCAAGGGCGTCGGCGCGCACGGGGTGCGCTTCACCAGCGCTGGCGCGGTGGTTATCCCGCTGACGGATGTCGCGGGTGTTGTGCACGGCCTGCAATTCATCCGCACCGCAGCGCAGTCGGCCGCAGCCAAGCGCCCGCGCAAAGAGTTCTGGCCTGCCGGAATGGCCAAGCGCGGAAACTTCCACCTGATCGGTGTGCCAGACCAGGTGTTGCTGGTCGCCGAGGGCTACGCCACCGCCGCGACCCTGCACCAGGCCACCGGGCTACCGGTTGCCGTGGCGTTCGATGCGGGTAACCTCGCGCCGGTTTGCGCGGCGCTGCGCAAGCGCCACAAGATTATCAAGGTGTTGATCTGCGCCGATGACGACAGCCTGGCGAAATGCCGCCGGTGCGAGCACAAGTTGTCGCTCGCCGAGCACCCCACAATGTGCCCGTCATGTGGGCAGCCCCATGACCGATCCAACGCCGGTGTGTTGGCCGCCAGCACCGCCGCGTTGGAAGTCGGCGGGGCGTGGATCACACCGCAGTTTCCGGATACAGCAGCACGCTGGGCGAAGTTTGCCGAGCGCGACATCAAACTTACCGACTTCAATGACTTCGCGTCCGAGAGCACCAGCGTCGCCGTGCGCGAGCAGGTGCTGGGCCACATCTCGGCGCTGGGGTGGAACATCAGTCACCGCGCAGCGCCTGCAATCAAACCAAGGGGCGAGGGGCTGGCGCCGATCAGCTCAGTTGGCGAGTTGCTGGAGCGTTACGCGCTGGTATACGGGCAGGGTGGGACCGTGTTCGATCGGCAAGAACACTGTCTGCTGGCGTTGTCTGACATGCGCGATGCCTGCCTCACGCGCGAGCTGCACCGCGCCTGGTGCGAACACCCTGAGCGCGACATCGTGCGCGTGCGTGAAGTCGGCTTTGATCCTGGTGGCGATGACGCCGAAATTAAATGCAATCTCTGGGCCGGCTGGCCCACCGCGCCGGCGGCCGGAGGGTGCGACAAACTGCTCGATCTTTTGCGCTACATGTGCGCAAACGATACCCACCCCGAGGTGCTCTATCGCTGGGTGTTGCGCTGGATCGCGTACCCCATCCAGCACCCGGGCGCAAAGATGAAGACCACGCTGGTGATTCATGGCCCGCAGGGTACCGGCAAGAATCTGTTCTTCGAAGCGCTCATGTCGATCTACGGCCCCTACGGCCGCGTCATCGGCCAAGACGCCATCGAAGACCGCTTCAACGATTGGGCGTCGCGCAAGCTGTTTCTGATTGCCGACGAAGTGATCGCGCGCAGCGACCTGTACCACGTCAAGAACAAGCTCAAGGCTTTCATCACCGGCGAATGGATACGCATCAACCCGAAGAACCTGGCGGCCTACGACGAACGCAACCACGTCAACATGGTGTTCCTCTCCAACGAATCCATGCCCGTGGTGCTGGAAGAGGATGACCGGCGGCACGTCGTGATCTGGACACCCGAGAAACTCTCGCACGAGTACTACCGCGCGGTGCTCGACGAGATCGCCAACGGTGGCGCCGCAGCGCTGCATGATTACCTGCTGCACCTTGATCTGGGCGAGTTTGGCAACGGGCAAGCCCCGCCGGTCACGTCAGCAAAATCCGAACTGATCAGCCTCTCGCTCGACAGCACCGCGCGGTTCTACTACGCGCTCATCTCCGGCGACATCCCCGGCGTTACGCCTTGTCCCGCGCTCAGCAGCAGCGTTTACGAACTGTACCGGCTGTGGTGCAACCACACCGGCAACCGCGCTGCGCCGCAACAGCGGCTCATCAACGCCTGGCAGCGGCATCACCGCGTCGTCAACGCCCGCAAGCGGTACCAGCACGGCTCACGCGTTGCCGGCCCGCATGGTGTGCTGTACCTCGGTGCCTGCGAACTGCCACCCGATGCCAACGAAACCACCTGGCTTGGCGACCAGATCAGCGCATTCAAAGCGTCCGTTGTCGACTATCGCGAGGCCACCAAATGACCGCCATGCCCGAATCTGTGCGGGTGTGCGGGCAGGTGTGCGGGCTGCGTGTGCGGGCTGGAATGGCGTCAGTGCGCCACCGTAGCTGTTTGCGGCCTATCGCCTACACGTGCGCGCGAATTGCACAAAATCTCACTACGCCCAAACGCGCCCGCGCATGTGCAATCCATGCACCTGCCCGCACACCCGCACAGCCCATGCGTGGCGCGTGTTTCAGCCCGCACACGCAGCCCGCACACCTGCCCGCACACCCGCACACTCGCGCGCGCGTCTTTCTCACCCTCGCGTTTCACGAAAAAAGAGTAGTAGCTGATGGCCAGTAACCAGGCCGAATTGCCGCAAGCCTGCAGCCAGGCCGCCTTTGCGCGCCGGCTGGGCTACCGCCGCAGCTACGTCACCGCCCTCAAGGCTGCTGGCCGCCTGGTGCTGTCGGATGATGGCCAAGTGCTAGTGGCTGAATCGATGGCCCGGATCGAGGCCACCCGCGACCCCGGCAAAGCGGCCGTTGCCGAACGCCACGCAGCGGCCCGCACAGCGCCGCAGGCGCCGGAAGCTAATCAGCCCGCGCCACCGCGGGCAGACCAAGCGGCAGAAAGCGAAAGCGCCGTCGGTTACCAGCACTGGCGCGAACGCCGCGAGCGTGCCGGTGCACTAGCCGCTGAGCGCGAAAACGCACTGGCCGAAGGCAAACTGCTGCCTGCCGCCGATGTCGCCGCGCAAGTCACCACCGCGTTCGTCATCGCACGTGGCGCGCTCGAGGGCCTGCCCGACATCCTCGCCCCGCAACTGGCCGCAGAATCCGACGAATCGCGCTGCCGCGCCTTGCTAGTGGATGCCGTCGAATTGCACCTGGCTGATCTGAGCCGCCGCCTGTCAACGCTGGGCGGCACGCCATGAGCGCCAGCTGCTATGCCAACGCCGTGTCGGTGGTGTCGCGTGCTGCATCGCGCGCCGTGGCCCCGCGCCGGCCGCTCACGGTAAGCCAGTGGTCCGATGCCGAGCGCTATCTCAGCAACAAGGGCAGCTCAGAGCCTGGGCGCTGGCGCACCGCCCGCAACCCCATCCTGCGCGAACCCATGGATTGCATGTCGCTGCGCAGCGCAGTTCACGACGCTGTGTGCATGTTTCCCATCCAGATCGGCAAAACCGAGATCGCCGTCAACACCGTCGGCTACGTCATGGATCACGCTCCCGGCCCGATCATGGTGGCGCTGCCTGGCGAAGTGTCGCTCAACAAATGGGTGGCGCAAAAGTTCCAGCCCGCGCTCGATGAAACTCCCGCCATGCGCCGCGCGCTCACCAGCGTTGCCAGTCGCGATGGTGCCAATCAACGCGCGTTCAAGGATTTCGCCGGAGGCCAGATCTACATCGAGCACGGCGGCAGCCCGCAGCGGCTCAAGTCCACCACGGTCAAGGTGCTCATTGTCGATGAGCTCGACGAATTCGCCACAAACCTCAAGGGCGGTGATGACCCGGTAAAGCTGCTTGAAGGCCGCACCTCGGCGTTCCCCAGCACACACAAGCGGCTATACATCAGCACCCCGGGCATCGAAGGCATCAGCCGCACCAAACAGTTCTACGAGCAGAGCGATCAGCGCCGCTACTACGTGCCATGCCCGCACTGCGGCCACGAGCAACCGCTCGAGTGGTCTGGCCTGCACTGGAACCCCGACGCCACCCAGTGCTGGTACGCCTGCCGCGACTGCGGCGCCTGCATCGATGAGCACCACAAAACCGACATGATCAGCGCCGGCCGATGGGTTGCCGAAAAGCCCGGCGCGGCCATGCGCGGCTACACCGTCAACTGCCTGTATTACCAGTTTGGCCTCGGCCCGCGCTGGCTCACCATGGTGCAAGAGTGGCGCGATGCCCAAGGCGACCCGGCAAAGCTCAAGACCTTCATCAACGATCGCCTGGCCGAAACCTTCGAAGATCCGAAGATGCGCGCCGTCAAGCACAACGCCATCTTTGACCGCGCCGAGGCGTACCCCCTGCGCACCGCCCCCGAAGGCGTGCTCGAGGTCACCGTTGGCGTGGATACCCAGGACAACCGGCTGGCTGCACACACCGTTGGCTGGGGTCGCGGCCTGCAAGCCTGGACGCTCGATTACATCGAACTGCCAGGCGACCCGGCCGAGGATGCCGTCTGGTTTGCCCTGGTGGAACTGCTCAACAAACCCATCGCCCATGTATCCGGCGGCGTGCTGCGCGTCGCCGCCACCCTCATCGATGCTGGCGGCCACCGCACCGAAGCGGTCAAGGATTTCGCCCGCAAGCACCTGCTGCGCCGATGTCGGCCCATCTTCGGTGCTGTACCGAATAACGCGCCTGTGCTCAGCAAGGGCAAGCTGCAAGACATCAACTGGCGCGGCCAGCTTGACAAGCGCGGCGTCATCATCCACCACGTCGGCACGGTTGCCATCAAGCACCTGCTGTATTCGCGGCTCAGCGCAGATGCCGACAAGCCAGTCGAGGATCGCCAGATTCACCTGAGCGATGAGTTGGGCTCCGATTTCTTTGGCGGCCTGGTCAGCGAAACCTACAACCCCGCAAAAAACCGCTTCGAAAAGCGCCGCGGCGGCTTCCGCAACGAACCGCTCGACACCTGGGTGTATGCCTACGCCGCCACCCACCATCCCGAATTGCGCCTGCACCGCCGCAGCAAAGCCGACTGGGATGCGGCCGAGGCCCGCATCGCCCGCTCAGCCGACAAGGAAGACAACGAACCGACGGCACCAGCGGAACAAAGCACGGCCAAGAAACACGGCACCCGCAAACGCGGCAACTTCGTGACCACCTGGTCATAACCAACTGGTGACCCGCATGAAAGATGACCTGATCAGTGACATCATCGCCCGCCTGCAATCCGAGCAAGGGCCGATCCCTCCGGCCGTAGCCATGAAAATCGAGGCGTCCATCCGACGCGACTGGGGCGGGGAGCGCCACTACATCGCCAAAACCGGCGAAATTGGCAATCACATACTGGCCGCACGTGATCAGCGCATCATCAGCGAATCACGGCGCGGCGATCACGATGAGCTTATCGCCAGGCGCTGGGGAATATCCACCCGGCGCGTTCGGCAGATACTGTCCGCGATCCGCGCAGCCGCAACCCCGGCTGCCAATGACGCGCAGTGCGCAAACGTCAAGCGCAAGAAGCAGCGTGGGTAGCCCATACAGCGGAAACGCTTTGCCTTAACCATTTCCGTTTTCCTTGCCATCGTGGCGGCATGGCAGACATTCCCAGCCGTATCCCCACACGATTGCGCGCTGGCGACACCGCGCGCTGGCGGCTTGACCTGCCGGATTACCCGCCAGCGGATGGCTGGGCACTGGCATATACCCTTGTCACCACAACTGGCGTCATCTCGATAGTGTCGGCGGCCGATGGCTCCGCTCACCTGGTCGAAGTGCCGACCGCAACCACTGCCGTATGGCAGGCCGGGCGCTACACCTACCAGGAATATGTCACCCGCACCGGAGAGCGGGTAACGCTCAGCACCGGCGAGGTGTTGATCGAGCCCGACCTGTCGCAAGTCATCGCTGGCGCAGATACCCGCAGCCATGCGCGGCGCGTGCTCGATTCGATCGAGGCGTGGCTGGAAACAAAATCCGCGATTGCCGGATCCGTGCAGATCGGTGATCGCCGCGTGCAGCAATACCCCATTACCGAATTGTTGGCACTGCGTGATCGTTACCGCGCCGAAGTGGCGCGCGAGCGCGGCAGTACCGGCCGCGTATTGACGAGGTTCTGATGATCAACCCGTTCCGGCGGCAGCGTAGCGAGCCCGACCCCGAAAAAACCAAGCGATTGGCACGGGCGCTGGAATTCAATCTGCCGCGCCACGGCGCGCGGCGTTTCGATGCTGCGGTCAGCGATCGGCTCACCGCCAGCTGGGTATCCGGCGCCACCGCCATCGATGCCGAATTGCGTGGTCAACTCGACCCACTGCGCAACCGCAGCCGCGACCTGTTCAAGAACAACGAGTACGCCGCCAAGTTCGGCCGCATGGTGCGCAACAACGTCGTCGGCCCCGATGGGTTCATGCTGCAAGCACGGGTTACCGACCCATCCGGCAGTGCCGACAGCCTGGCCAACAAAACCATCGAAGCCGCGTGGTGGCGTTGGATGCGCCCAGCAAATTGTGAGGCATCTGGCAAGCACAGCTTTGTCGGCGTCTGTAACCAGGTTGCACTGGCGCTGGCACGCGATGGCGAGTTTCTGGTGCGCAAGGTGCGTGGCCGTGGCCTTGGCGAATTTGGCTTTCAGCTGCAGCTGATCGATGTCGCACGGCTCGATACCACGCTCAACCGCGACGCACGCGAGGGCCTCAACGCCATCGTGATGGGTGTCGAGCTTGATCCCAGCGGCCGGGCGCTGTTCTACCACATCAAAACCGCATCCAGCCGCACCGGCCGCGCCACCCGCGAACGCATCCCGGCCAGCGAAATCATCCATGGTTTCATTCCCATCGAAACCGAGCAAACGCGCGGTGTGCCGTGGATGCATGCCGCCATGCTGCGCATGCACGACCTCAACGGTTATCGCGGCGCAGCCGTCATCGCAGCCCGTGTCGGCGCCAGCAAAATGGGCGTGTGGGAAACCCCCGATGGCCTGCCGCCGCCGGGTGCTTCCGAGGGCGACGAGCCGGGCAGTTACATCACCGAAGTTGACCCTGGCCATTTTGATTTCGCGCCGCCCGGCTACAAGCTCACCACCTACGACCCCACCTATCCGCACGACCAGTTCGACAGCTTCACCAAGTCGGTGCTGCGCGGCATTGCCAGCGGCATCGGCGTTGCCTACAACGCGCTGGCAAACGATCTGGAAGGCGTCAATTTCAGCTCAATCCGTGCCGGCGTGCTCGAAGAGCGCGAGCACTGGATGGCAATCCAGAACTGGATGATCAGCGCCTTCCTCGATGTCGTCTACGAGGAATGGCTGGCGCACACCCTGCTGTCTGGCGGCTTCGTGATGCCCAACGGTGCCGTGCTGCCGGCGGCCAAGCTCGACAAGTTCCGCGAGCACGTATGGCAGCCGCGGCGCTGGCCCTGGGTCGACCCGCTCAAGGATATCCAGGCCAGCGTGATGGCCATCGACAACATGATCGCTAGCCCGCAGCAGATCGCCGCGCAATCGGGCCGCGATATCGAAGACGTGCTCGATGACATCGTCGCGTTCAAAAAGCTGCTTGCCGAACGCGGCCTGCAGGCCGTTGCGGCCAAGCCCAAGCAATCACCCGCCAGCATCGGTGCAGATACGGCTGCGGATGAAAACGCGTAGGAAACGCTTTGCCTTAACCATTTCCGAAATCACGCACAGGATGACGACATG